CTTTTAATAATTTCTTTTTATTATTTTAATTTTTTATTTGTACCCATCTTTTATATTTCAATAAATATCATGTCGCTCTTAGCTGTTTAATAGTTATGGGATGACATTATCATTAAAGTTCACATCGTGAGAGATTTAATCACCGTCGACAACTTTCTTGATTATGATACCACAGTCACTCATAATTTAGTGATCGGTGGACATAAATACGGTACGGTCTACGCAGTTGATAACTTGTATTGCGCATATAAATCCGTTACCAAATTATTGAATAAGAAAGACGCTCTTATAGTTGACTTTAAGCGCACACTATTCCATATGCATGAAAATGGATTGATGCCACTAGATACTTTCGAAGAATTTTTGGATTCGTACGGTATCAGTGAAGCCTTGCCCATATATACTAAAGAATAATTTGACGCCGGCTTCAACAACCACACTATCTTCAAACGTGATTGTATCATACTGATTAATGGTGGCAGGGGTGATAATAACTTGAAACATTTGCTGGCTTATAAAGCTTCCGGCAAACCTTATGTCAAGTTGTTAGAAATGGTTCATTAGAAAGATTAAACTATATTAGCAGACAAGATAGCACAACCACCGAAATTTCATAGGAAAGCTGCAACCAAGGTTTTTTCTGGCACAAGATAAGACTTTTATCACATGCTTCGTTAGGCATTTTAAGTGTTAGCAGATAGACATGCTAATGGCTTACTAGTTGAAGATATAAGCACTTAAACTTTGATCATATTAGGTTAATTATCCTTGCATAAATCTTTTATATATCAATACATAGATTTTTAAAACGAATACTCGTAAATAGTTTTCTCTACTTTATGTGTGATGTTGAATAGGAAAAGCAATTTAGTCTCAGTTATGCCGCCTAAAACCATTAATTTGCCAAGGAGGTATGTATCCAATGTTACGCAAGGAGAGAAACTTAAGAATGCTAAATATTCTACGGGTGGATAATTACTAGGTGCCATTGGGTATGGCCATTTAACCGCAAGTTTACGCTACTCAGCAAAAGCACTGTACGCTATATTTAAAAAGAAGGACACTGTAATTTCAAGAGAATTACAAGGAGGTGTTGCAATCGTTTGTGCTACATATGTCATAGCACGCTGGTACTCATCAGGTTCAAAAAGTGTGAAAAGATTACGTAACCCTAAGATGTCATTGCCGGTAGTAGCAGTTTCTTAATCTGCCATAATCGGTGTACAACCCGCTAATTTAGCGGTAATTTACGCCTATTCCAACATACCAGTTTAAAACTTAACTAAAGATAAAGTACATCACTGGGAACATGTTAAAGGCCAAGGCATAGTTGCTAGCCCTTAGCCAGGTGTCACCCGTTAATGTGCGTAAGCCATTTCTAAAGCTGGGTTATACGTGCATGCTAAATCGTTATAGGAGAACACATCTACGGGTGGTGGTCATTCATGCATACGTTATTGCTCTGACTCCATGTTTGCCAAAAGTCTATCGTATATCTCATCCGCTAAAGAACCTATAATAATAATAGATGTGGGTGCTAAGTACAAGTCTGTGCAAACTATCTTAAATTTGATTTATAAGAACAAAAAAGAAGCAGATTTACTTGGTAATGTATGCGTATACATACCAGTTAGACCTAACGTGGACGATTATGATTAAGCTTACCATTCATAAAACCTAAAAGCTTATAATAATTTCTAATACCACGATAAGACTAAATAACTCGACGGCGGAGCGACTATTATATCATATCCAGTCTAATAATTACGAATTTAAGACGTTGATTGGTCTATCATAGATCAATTTTTACTGACTCTTAATTTACCTAACGATACAAAGAGATTCGTAATTATGAATGACTGTCATTATTACTTTGACGGTCAATTCAGTTTACCATTTGAACACACATTATTATTGAGTGGCATGAACTACGTCGGATATACAGGTAAATATGTTTTACCGTTTTCTGATGGCTACTTCTAAATCGACAACAACCACGAAACCTAATGCGGTCAAGTTTGTATGTTCCCATAAAGTACATCCAAGAAATACACGCATCCTTATACCTACATAGATAAGGTTGATTGTGAGATTGATTTGGGCTGGATTTCTTTCTTCTAAAAGATTTAATTAATGTAAATAAATTAGAAGTATGATATTTACACGCCTAATGTAATCTCGGTGGGTTGTAATGTATAAGACCACTATTTCCATGAATATTACAGTGGTTTTAGTTCAAATATTGACACAATAAAAGCATAACTAGCACGATGGCCTAAACAATCATTTAAAGATTAAGTAGAAGTACGATATGACTTGTAACAAGATATATTGTATACAGAAGACTACACATTGCCATTGTAAAAATAGTTAGCTTATATGCATGACCGTTTATTTACTATTTACAGCGGATTGTATAACATGATGTACAATTAGCCTTACTACAGTTATAAGTAAAGTGCATATATACATCTGCCTAAGGCTGGATAGATTTCAATACCAACAATTTGTAACCCTGATGCTACGATACATGATCAAATACCGTTCTGCGAAAGTGCGAAGAAACCTATGGTTGGTTATATTGAACCTGAGAGTTTTGATTAATTACATTAAATACATGGATTGTAACCTCATGAAGTAAGCTATGATAGCATGCCACACTCGAAAAAACCTAAATAACCTAAATAAAAATGCGCTAAAATGACACGTTTAGATACAAAGAACCACTACGTGATCAAAGATTTTCCCGAGGAAATCATCTTGGATAGCGCAGGCATTAACCCACTCATTAAAGTGCCAGGCCAAGATTAGTAATATTAGTACAATTACTAATAATGCATTAAGTAATATCGCAATGCATTAATTGAAAAATAAACATCAACAGTTATACCCACAGGATTAACACACCTACGAATGACTTAACATGAAGACTTAGCCACTGTTGAATTTGCAACTACGTCAATCCATAATTAGATTTTCGCACTATACGGTAGATGTTTTAAAACTCAATAACGTTTCAGTACCGTCCACTTGGATGCATTTGAGACTATGACGTAACGTTTCATTTTATGGTTTAATCATAAATTGAACGACATACCAGCTGGTCATTTTGACCCGCTTTAGTGGTTGCACAATAAGCATGATTTTCCTTTTGAAAAGAAGTAAAAATACCAAAAAACCATACTTTAGTAGCTAAAAGGCAACAAATCAGATTTCTACTTTTCATATAAGTCCATGCTTAAGAGTGGGGAAGAATTTCTTGTGCCTATGAGTGACCTTGACGCTCCTAAGATAATTTCTGATAAGAAACCGCGTGATATTAAAATACCATCACCTTAGGGTTGTGGCCTGTTCACTGCTTTATAATCCGAGTTCTGGGCACCAATTAAGACTATATATCCCGGATTTGTGTAAGGCTACTTGCCATAAGACCTCAAAGCTCTATTCAAAGAATAAATATCAAAATATGACAGCGTTATTAGCGATGATGGCTCAGCATTCGAATCTACTTAGTTTTATGACTTACAATAAATAGTAGATAAGCCTATCATGTTGATGCTATTGACATGGTTGAAAAAGAATAACATTGATAACCCTATCTTCCAAGATTTGTGGAACAATATGACACTAGACACACTCGTGGAAGTCATATGCCCTGAGAAGAACTTAGTTTTTGTAAAAATGCCTAATGATGGTTAACCTTGGGACAGCACTATTTCTAGATGGTGGAATAGAGATTGGAAGCAAGCTCTAGGACCGGCTGAAAACAACTACGATAAGTATCTACCTTATTGGATTAGAGGCACTACTTTCAGCGGTGTGCCTTAGACTACTTTGATGAATACGTTCCGTAAGTTGACATATTCTTTTTATGATATATACGTAGCTACAGGTAAAGATGCTTGGATAAGTGATGAATTCTTCGTAGGAGCAGCTGGTGATGACGGTATTACTATGGGTAACAATAGTGATGGACAATTGACTGACATATAGCGAGTCAAATTACAACTTTCCGACCCGGCAATCATTCGCAGGGGCTTAGGTTAATGTATTGCAGAGGCACCCATCACTGAGAGTTGGAATTTTGATTTTTGTAGTAAGCTTATACTCAAAGATCACGGTGTCTTCATGGGCCGTGATTTGCTTAAAACGCTGACCTAAAAATAATATTTTACAAAGAAAAATTTAGCTTTTTAAGCATATCCACATTTACACGTGCAAGCGATTCTTGACGGATTAACGGCTGAAAAATCTTCTAGATTGCTGGAAGACATAATCAGAGTCAGACTCGAGAAAGTTCGAGTTAGTGAGCATTCGGATTACGTTTTACCACCCAAGAAGAATTATCATAGTTTAACTACTGATACCGGCTATGAGTTTGAAGACGTGATTAATTCATATTTAGGTATAGATTTATCCGACTTAATCATGCACATAGAGAGTGGTCAATCCGTAGACACGAGGCCACATAAAGTCATGCAAGACATTAAAGATACCGTATAAGTCGCGTAGAAAACGCGCGTAGGTTATATAGAACCATTACAAGAAACTGTATCTGAACATCCCAGACTCATACCTAAGATTGCTAGTGATTAAAAATACACGAGCGCAGAACTGGGATACGTTTAGCCATATAAAGAAGCTTCACAAGAAACTAACAAACAAACACAACAAAACAATAATCAAAAACAATAACAAAACGTTAATCCAAACGAAATGTAAAGATAAAACAAGAAACTTTAAAGACAAGCTAAACGTAATAACAATAAGCAAGCTGTACAAAAGAAAGCTTAATAATAAGTCGAGAACAATCGACCTACTACTTAGAAGTAGATTAACTTTAAATAAAGTTAAGGTTAACATAAAGATAAATATTAAATAATGCATGTTAACAATAATAGAGCCATGTAAATGAAATTTAGGAATGATCCGGCTATGGATTATGTCAAATCAATACTTAACCCTTTTAACGCAGATGCTGTAAGAGGGCCGTCTGATTTTCATTTACCAACTAGTGTTTTAAATCATCGTTATGAATTAGATTACACTTTTGGTACCACACATGGTATAGCGTGCCTATTACCTTAACATATGACTCCATAGGCTTCTACAAATGGACCTGCGTGGTTCAACGTATAACCAATACACTCAACAGCAAGTTAAACATCATACTTGGGTGGTGAGGGTATACTCATAGGAAATTGCCCATTAGCCGGTTATGCTACAACTGCACCAGCATCAGGTGGGTAAACAGCCACTTCACCTCGTTTCACCACAGCTAGATTGTTGCGTGTAGGTATTAAAATATATCCAACCGCTAATCTAACCGTTAAAAGTGGAAGTTTGGTAATAGCTCAAGTTCCAGGTAAAACATAGCCTGCACCAACTGGTTTCCTAATGGTGCCAACAGTTTAGTAATTGAAGTAGTATCCTACTTCCGTAACTGTTAATTTAGCTACAATAGATACTTCCGGATAATCATATGTATGGTTACCTTTAGATGTAGATGACACTATCTTTTAATCACCTGCAGCAGCTGTCAATACTTAAGATAATTAATCAGCTATGCAATAATTCAGAAACCCAATTTGGGCATGTTTTGAAGGAATTAGTGCTTAAGATAGTTACAGATTTGAAATTTATAGTTCGTATGAATACGTGCCTACTATGTCTTTTGAATCATGGGCTAACACATCCGTGACAAAGACACCTAACACAGCTTTTACTGCATTAAAATAAATATTAAACAATGATTTATTTAGATCAGTTGCAGGTATAGTTGGTTAAGAATTGACACAAAGCAAATATGCTGCGGGTATGTTAAAGCCGGCTTTTGACACTTTTATGTCTATAGTGTGAACAATAAATAAAAATTATTATTTTATTTTATTTTATATTATATTATTTTATTTTATTTACACTATATATATATATTTCCGCTTCAAAAGCCACACACGTTTTTCTTGAAAAACGTCACTTACACCGTTTGTAGTTTTAATAATTGTTCACAACTACAAGCGAAGATCGAGTTTACTAAATTCTCGATGTTGTAAAAATTTAGCTATGAAAGTGTCAGTTGATACATTCGTAGAGTCGACATAGTTCGTCGACAGCCGATCTTGCACTACAGTCCCCTTAATGACTGTCTGCAAGTGGAGAAGCTCGCTGCCCCTTTGATATCAATGGATATCATAAAGCAGTGAAGAAAAAAGAAAATTGGTAGACGATAATGTGCGGACACATGGTCGTCTAGGGGGG